GTCGAATGATTTCTTCAAGGAACCATTTATGTTCACGAATCATTAAAGGTTCGCCGCCGGCAAAATAAACTTGCTTTAGGTTAGGAATCTGTGCGTACATCTCTTTCCAGAAGTCTGGATTTTCGTGCCATTTATTGTTAAACTCTTTGCGATCCCAAGACATTTGTTCTTTGAGTTCTTTTGCCTGAAACAACGGATATATCTTTTTATGATCGCTTACCCATTGACTGCTATCATGCGGGCTGCACATAACACACTTAAGATTGCAAGTATGTCCTAGTCTTAAATCTAAGTAAACAAGTTTCTCAGGAACAGTGCCATCTTCTTCTGTTTGCTTAATGAGCTCTTCAACGTCAATGCCATCTTCCATCCAACTGCCTGTTTCCCAAATACGTTTACTGGCAACACCGCGTGACTCCTCAGCAATACATTTGCTACAACTAGCAGGTATCTTTCCTTCCAGCATGGTCAAACGCACATCTTTCATGTACTCGTTGTTCCAAGCACTCATAGGAGTTTCACGCCCAAAGTTTGCTGGTTGACCCTTTTCATTTTTAACGAGACCCACTGTATGGTTTTCGCCTGCGCCACTAGCATTTGCTGAACAGCATAGTCGCATGTCTCCATTGGGCCTAGTGGCAAAGTGTATCCACGGAAGTATACAGAAAGTCTTGCTTCCTGATACTGATTCAATTTTATTCTGCCACTCGACTATTTTGTTTACCATATATTTAGAATGTATTTTGGGTTAAGTCCGCAGTTAGTACCAGCATGCCAAAGTTTACGACTGCTCCATTGATACGTTGCGCCTTGCGGTTGATTATATAAACATTTGTCGCCTGCTATGAATATATGACCGAACTCTGGTTTACCTATGTGACAATGCCAGCGTAGTTTGTCTGGTTGCTTACTGAGTATAATCTCGTCGTCATTTACGTCCCAATGTATAGGAGCAAAGTGGCCTGGCCATATACGACTAATCCAACAACTATTAACAGATTCTAATCCAACATATTCGGAAAACTTGTCTACTATGCTTTGGTCGAAGTTCACTCCCGGAAAGAACATATCCCAAATAACAGTGCCGCCAAGTTCAGGAGTCTTGTATCCGGCCTTATCCCACATGTTGGTTATTTCGTCTAGACCAGGCAACGGATCACCGGCTTTGTGCTTGGGCCCGATCTCAGCAGGTTTTTGATTAGCAATATCTGTTATTAAACTATTCCAATCTAGGATGTTGCATATGCCTACATAATTGATCATCTCGGTCTACCTAAGAAATGAAACAGGTATTGTGGATGTATACCACAGCTAGTCCCGGCATGGTAGTCTCTATAGTGGTCCCACTTATAGATGCTGTGTTGTTCAGCAAGATAAAAGCATTCTTCTTTTAAAATAAACACATTGCCAAAATGTGGTTTGTCCATGAAGCACACATAACGAACTAGTGGACCAACCGCTAACCATTCTGCTTCGCGGTCTTCTACATCCCAATGATAGGGTGCGCACTGTCCGGGCATTACTTCACTAACAAATACTCTTAATGGATCTGCATTAACTAGGTCAGCAAACTTTTCCTGTACGCTTATATCAAAATGCTGTCCCGGATAGTAGTCCCACCATTCAACGTTAGTTAAATCATAATTAGCACGTTGCCAAGTGCTTATAATCTCATGATAAGATCCTAGCAATACGGGATTATCTGCCCAGTTAGATTCCGAACGATCAACTACACTGCTAACTGTATTGTGATCGCCTGAGCGAGGCTGAATACTGGCAATAATGCCATCCCAGTCCACGATATCTTTAGTTGTTCCGATATATTTCGTCATAGATATATCCTAAAGATTGATCTTGCCACTTGACATGATTGCGCATTGATTGCTTGTACATTAGTTCTAAATTGTAGTGAGTATCAGTTCGATCTGTTTCATCTAATCGAAACCTAGCAGTCTCGTGTATAATCGCATCCATATATTTTGATTTAATTAACGGACTGATTACAGGAACACATCCGTACCAATCAATTGTTTTCATAATACCGTTAGCATCTAAGAAATGGCAATGAGGATACATTGTGAGTTTGTAGGTGCCGGAATTATATAGGTCTATCATAATATACTTTAATTGTTCCTGCCATTCAACAGCCTCACCTTTGTGTAACATTTCATTAAATGTATACCCATGCCATTCAAAGAATATTTTTTTATTTTTATAATCGATGTCTAGTATATTAGGTGCGTATGATCTATCTTTAAACTTTTCTAAATGATATAGTTCGTTTTGAAAAAACCAGTCGCATACATCTTCTGTGTAAAGATCGCGAGACTCATACATATGTTGGTATTTGTTTCGCCAGTCATAGTTAGCGCAGAATACTTTACGGTCATTGCTAATTAGTGGCTCGTATGTTTGCTGAGCTAAACATAACGTACCGTCGTCTCCGTATTTAAAAAAAGGTTGCCAGTTGTCTGTGTTCATTCCACCCTAGGACCATTAGACATGAAGAAAGCCGCTATCCATTTCTTACCAACGGTGACTGGCAAGGACTCGTGTATTGTAGACATATTGACTGCTTCATCGGGGTAGTCATATTCAAAATACATCACTCCACCTTTCTTAGGTTCAACAGTAACTCCCAATTCCGGCCATACACATCGACCGCCTTCATAATCATCATTGAACCAAAATATAGCAGTAGCTTTACGATCACCGCCTTTGCTATAATACGGTACTACTTTTGTATCATATGGAAAGTCGTGGTGAAGACCAAAATATTGACCCGTTTCATAAAAATAAATGTCTCCAGCTTCTACATGTGACTCCGGAATGCCAACGGTATTAGCTAACAATGATTTAAAGTATTGTCTATCTGCTGGATCGGTGTCCCAACTAATACTACGCTGTTCCACTTCTTCTGTTATTTGTCCGTAAGTCTGCTCACGACTTTCTATCCCAGCGTTAGGATTCATTGCTCCGTTATACTTGGCAATCATAGCATCACATACTTCTAATGGTGTTACATCATCAAATACACTGATGCGAGGAAACTCTAATATTATACGTTCTTTCATTGTTGTCCTATAATCATAAATCGTTTGTACAACGGCAACTCAAGTTCACCTGCATACAGAACAATGCCTAGTTGGCATTGTTCTTTAAATTCGTCCAAGCTGTTAGCGATCCTAACATGTTCATCTATATTATAATTATTGCTTTGTAATACCAGCAAGCTGTTATGTGGCATGCCGCTTAACCAGAGATTGTATTGATCCTGTGTGATGTGTTCGCAACTGGTGTTAATAATAACATCCGCATCACTTCGTATTTCACACATGTCTGCTGTAACAGCACGGAACTTGCCAACTATTTCTTCTATTTTATTCATGTTGACAGCAATAGGCTCACACGTGGGATCAATATCAACGCTGCGAATACTTGTAACAGGCATATCGCTTTGAAATATCATACTGGCTAATACTCCAACCCATCCGCCGTGGATATCAATGCTAACAAATTGTTTAACGTGTGTGCGTAGATTAGTAATCAACCACTCTTTACTCTTAAGTTGTCCTGACCAAAAGGCATCCATGGTTCTTTTAGGATCCGGACTTTGTCGAATAGCTTGCATCCAGTGATGTAAGTGTTCTGTATTAATTTGCATAGATTGGTATCACTCTCATAGTTGATGATATTTGTTTCTTTGGCATATTAGTTTCGATACTGCACACACAAGATGTCTTTGTACAGATTGCAGGAACAATAATTGGTGAAAAGTCTTTCACAAACGTATTGCTATACAAATTAAAATTTTGTAGATTACCGTAGAGTAATTGTCCACATGTTCCGGATATTGTTCCATCCATGCCCACATGCACCCAGTTCACTCCCACACTGCATTCCCACCCGTGAAAATTATTCAATCGTTTCAGTAGTATTTCGTTGTCTTTAAATTTATGAATTTTATTCTTAGAATCGACAACTTTTATTTTGCTAATATGATATTTGTTGTGTCTCCAGAACCATAGCCAATTTACTCTTCTAGCTCGATGATTCTTTATAATATTTTTTTGTTCTTCGGTGTATTGAACATTATCATGAACTAACTCAACATATCGAATAGTCCAACGGTGTCTACTATTTTTTAAATATTCTATAGTTGACATGCAGTCGTCCCAGCAGTCAGGATCCATCATTACTGACACACTAACTGTTACATCATTTTCATAAAGCATGTCACATATTTCTCGTAAGTGCGTACGATTAACATATTGTTGATGACAACTAATTTGTATCCTATCAAAATATGGAGCTACCTGTTTCCACCATTCGAGTTTTTTTGAACCGTTAGAGGTCATTGAAATGATGCAATTAAAGTTGTCTTTGAGAAAAGCAATGAATTCAAATAGCTTTGGCCAATGTGTAGGTTCGCCGCCTACAAAATGTATATCGATTTGTTTTTTATTGCTATTTTCTAAATAGTGATTAATTAGATGGCTAATATTAGTTTTTAATAAATCTAGATCCGGCCATTTATAATTGCCTTCATTACTTCCTGGCCAGCAATACCAACACTTGTAATTACAGATATTACCGAGGCTTAGATCAATATTTAAAACATTATCTTTCCAATTATTGTCTACACTAGTTATTTGCAAACTGTTCTCCTAACTTGTCAAATTTTCCGCATTGTTTAGAGCATTCAATTAATGGTGTTAATGCCCACGTATCCTCTATTTGTTTAAAATATCCGGAACTAAAGATATCAGTCATAGACTGATTATTTAAATTTGGAAATACTCCCATAACATCCATATAGTCAATACGATTATCTTGATTAGGCAACTGCCACGAGAAGTCTAACCAACAACACGGATTGATTGTTCCATCTGAACTAATGTAAATTTGTTTATATTTTTGTGCTTTACATTGTATTGTAGAAGATTCAACATTTAATACATTAGCGGTTAGCATTGTGCTGCGTGTTGTTGGATATAATATATTAACAGTCTTTCCACTTTCGTCTAATACATGAAACTTGTTGTTCTTAAACCTACTAGTATGTTTAACAGTAAACTTACTAAAACCTAATGTGTTGCTCAATGTACGACATTCATCAACTTGGTGTTCATTATGTCGAAACACTAACATATGCCATTCTGCTTCACCGCCGTGACGAACAAACGTTGAGGCGTTTTCTATAATCTTGTCAAACTGCGTATCTACTCTATACAGATTATGTGTGCCTTCTAACCCATCAATGCCGAATGTTACTTTTACTTTTAACTCCGCCAACTGTTCCCAGAATCTACGTGACCGTGCGCTACCATTTGTGTGCATGCTAAGTCTAATAGTTGGATTTATTTCTCTTAGATAACTGTATATCTCTGCACAATCTTGTGCGATGATAGGATCGCCTAGATTCCCGCACATGAATAGACTATCTAGCTGTTTAATAAAATCTACAGTAAACCATTTTTTAAATGTGGCTAAATCAATTTCGTTCAAAGACATCAAGGGATTTAACAATCCACCGTTAATACGACGAGGACACATCGGGCAACGTGCTTGGCACTTGCTAGTTATTTCTAAATGAACATCTCTGATGTCGGTTAACTTATACATTTTGGTATCTTGCTGTCTGCACTGCTAACACAGCTAGGAGTAATACAGCGAGCAGGTTCCTTGAATAATTCAAAGTGATCTAGTGTACCTAGCGGTACATCATGACAGCTATAGCTGCGCTTAACTTCATTGCCTCTTATTATAACACTTTGATATCCTGAATTGCAAGTCCAACCGGTAAATTTATTGAATCCGAAGGCATTAAATCTCTCAGCTTGGTCAAAGAGATATTCTTTGTTGTCCCTATCATATAATGCTATTTGATAAACTTCTTCACCTTGTGATGTTTGAGGAAATCCAGTTTGTAATAGTCTTATCATTTCCTCGGTATACCCATCTACCACTCGACTTGCAGTTGGATCGCTTTGTGGTTTGAGTGTGACATTGATTCCTCGAGCATGCAGTCGAGCCATACGTTCATATAGATCAAAAAACTTTTCCGGAACCATTACTTGATTGACAGTTACGTGTACTAATTCATACTGTAACTGTAGGCACTTGTCTCCAAACTCTTGTTCGCGGGCAAACTCATCGTGAAAGCTGGCTGTGATACTTCTACGTTGTAATAATGCGGTATTGGCACACCAAGTGTTCCACCATTTTGATCCTGGCGACAAATTGGTGGTCATGTGTATGCTTTGGTAAGGACTTTCGATTTCGTCTAGGTGTTTAACCAAATTCGGAAATTGTTTGTAAGCAGTGGGTTCACCCCCACTGAAACTCCAATGGAATTCATTGAAGCCATTTTGGCGAGCTTGTTTTTTGATTTCGTCTATGG